AAATGTTCCATAGTCACCAGCACTACCACTAAAGTTTATTTGTGGACTGGATGCTGATAGTGCGAGATTGCCTGCAAAAGTAGCATTGCCATCAGACTCCAATACTAAAGGCTTTGTACTATTATTTACATAAAACTCCATATCAGAGTTTTCAAAATTTTGGATTCTCATTACTCCACTATTAAATCCAATCCTTGCTCCATCCGTTGCACCTTCGCCTGTATTAGCATCTGATATTTTAACATAACCAGCACCATCTGATGCTCCGTGAACGTGCAAAGTAAAGTCTGGTGAGGAAGTATTTATTCCAATTTTTTGATTATTTGTATCTACAACAAATACATCTGTTCCATCATCTTTTTCTACTAGAAATGCTACATCATTATCAACTTTAATCTGTGATGTGCCTTCTATTATCTCATCAAAGGATAGTGAGCCACCGCCATCTACCTGGAGATCACCATTGATGACCAAGTCTCCTGTGATCGTACCGCCAGATGAGATTTGCGCTGATGTGTTGCTAATTAAATTTTTAAAGGATGCCATGTTACGCTCCTATGCTAGTACGATGCGTACAGTAGCTGTCGCACCTTTGCCGAGTATGTGTAAATAAACTACTGCTCCAATACCGTGAGGTACATTCAACTCGTAAATAGTATCTCCGCCCGCTAAATACAGGCTATTTGACGCGCTTATCATATCACTGGAACTACTACTGAATCCATAATAAATATCGCTACTAGGCTGTAATAGTACGCTGTGTGCCGCACTAACATTTAAATTATATTCTGTGCTAGTAGTAACGCTTTGCGCTGTTTGTACTGAATGATTTGCAGAACTGCTGATATTCAGTGATTCAACCACTGAATGCTTGGATAGATCAGCCATCTTGTTTCTCCTTCTTGAATGCCTTACCGAGCGTGACTACTCTCATGGGCATTTCGGTTATTTAATCTATGATGCCTTGACTTCGTAAACTGGCATCGCTTATTCCTTTCATATGAATGATTGGACTTGCAATCAATTTGCGCACCTTCTTGGATTTGCATTTTGGGCAAGTTATTTTATCATCCTTGGACCATAACTGTTCCCATTTATACGCGCAAGGATGACAAAAAAAGTCGTTGGTCTTCATTTTTTCTTTTTAAGACTTATCTTTCTTTTAGGTTTTTTAACCTCGCCATTTTCATTGCAAGGCTCACATCCATCTGCGATGTATGCATCAATCTGTTCTTTACTTATGGAATCCTGTTTACCAAAAACCGATCCATCTTTTCTTTTGAAATATTTCATTTTATCTCCTTAAAACTGGGTGGGCCATAAGACCCACCCAATTATCATTCCTTACGGATTGTTGAAGTTTACAACTCCAAGTGATGTGCTGGAAGCAGCATGTGACAAAGATGCACCAAAAAGCACATCAGCAACCACAGATGTCAAATGTTCCATTAGGCTTTTTATCCTAAATCTCAAACTTTCGTTTGAGTATCGGCATATCTTTTCATCTCGTAAGATGGCGCGGCCTCGTGGGAGAATTATTTCATCTCCTATGCTCTGCCCCTGACTACACTTTGCGTAGCCTTCGGTTCGGGTTAGCTTATCAAAGGACTTAGCCTTCCCGCTTAATTCCGCACTAATAATTTGCATAGTCACCTACGCAAACGCCAAATTAATAGCTAGGTGGTCGATGTCATAAGCTGACTGCACTCTTGGCTGCAATTGCATTGCCATGTACACTGATTCTTTTTTGAAAACAGTTGCAGTTTCATCTCCAGTACCGCCATCATCATCCCAATCAGTTGAGATGTAGGTTGGCATACCGTAGATCATTCCTACAGAACCAGATACATTAGGATTCTGCTCATCACCTCTGCGAGATGAATCGTAGAAATCCTGTAGACCTAAGAGATACATGTATGAAGCAGGTGATGCATATAAGAATGTTTCACCATCTGCGTAGTCAAAACCAGCATCAAGCAGTTTTTGTAGACCGCTTCTTAATTCAGCTGATGTGACTTGATTGTCAGTTGTCAACGTAACATCGTTACCAGTTGCAGACTGAAGTACGTCCACTGCCAAGTAATTTTCAACCTTTTTCAATCGTTATCGCCTAGCTCTTTATCTAGGTTCTCCACATTTCTATGGAGTATCGGACTATCTCTTCACCCAGTATGGGTGTCGCGGTCTCGTGGGTAGATTATTTCACTACCTAGTCTCTGCGGCTGGCTTACGCCTTCACCTCTGATTGCCTTATCTTTCGACTTAGGTTTCCAGTTTTTTTCCGCGATCATAATGAGCATAATTACTTATGCAAACGCCAAATTATTAATAGCAAGCGCATAACCCATAGACTGAGCATATGCACCAAAAAGGTTTGCTGATTCCTGGACACGAACAATATCTTCAATACGCTTTGCTTCGTAATGATGTTGGTCCACACTAATAGTGACTTCACTATCGGTGTTTGCACTGTATGTTACCGCACTTCCTGCGGATTTCGCAGCAGCAGTCTCCTCAGAAACCTTTGGGATATGCAAAACATCGCCATTAGGTAACTCAGAAGAAAAGTCCATCACTTGATTACGCAGTTGAAATTTTCTTTCTGCATAGTCAAGGATAGCATCCCGCCATAACTCAGGGATAAATACTGCGGCTGTTGTTGTTGTGACATTAGCCATTTTTTATTTCCTTTCTAACTTCCTTTGCGCTTATACGATTCCAGTATATTACTCCAGTTCATGCGCCTGTCTTCGTCTTTAATCTTCTTTAATTCCACATTACTGTCATTGACTGGCGCGGATGGTGCGCTGGATACCGCAACACGCTGTGTTCTGAATTTCTTAACTATAGCACGAAGCGCGTCTATGGGCAACTGCCCAAATGTTTCATGCTCATCCTCTGGTATCTCACTAAGAAGTTCAGCGCGAAGCGATGCTTCCTGCTGAGTAGCTCTTTCAACAATGGGTTCGAGTTCTGCGAGTTTGTTTGCACGCTCCTCGGCAAGAGACTTCCACTGCTCCTGCTCTTCCAATTGAGATATGCGAGTATCCTCGATTTCTTTGCGGAGTTTAGAAAGTTCTGTTTCCGCAGCTTGCGCGCGTCCACGATACTTCTTTGACTCTGCGATCAGGTTTCCAACTTCGAGGTTCTGTTGTTCCTGTTCTTGTACTTGATCAGCACCTACTGGGTCAAGCGATGGTGCTGGCACTTCCTGTGCAACTTGTGTTTGTTCTTCGGACATCCTGTCCTCCTATATGTTTACTTTAACGTGTGTCTTGCTCATACGTGATAGGTTCTCGCCAATAGATATGGCAAATTGTTTGACGATTGTATCTTCTACTTCTTCGCCTAATTCTTGATTTTCAGCAATGGAACGCTTTGGCATATTGCCTTCACCTTCATTATGGAGAAATAATTTTGTTCCTTGCTTATTCTTTTTAATACCATATAAGAACTGTATTTCTTGGTTCTTTTTTACATTTACTCGCAGTCTTTTAAAATTATCTAACATCTTACCAGTTAATGTTAAATTCACGTTATTAACATGTACTCCTTTGCGTTTTGCATATGACTTTGAATAAGGTTTGAATTTCTTTCCTTCAAAATCTTCACCAAGACGAATTTGTTTTTTATGTGCTTCTACTGTTTTATCAGCCATGCGATAGACTTGGGTATCTCTAAATTTTAACATATCTTGTAGCTTAAACATTAATTGGCTCCCAATAGTGCCTGCAACGATGCCCACCACCATGTTCAAATCCATCTGATTTTACCTGTCTTATCTCATTGATGGTAAGTGGATCACTAGATAAGTATGTTCTGCATACAGGACGGTTTTTTTCGTCATCTGGTCCAACGTATCTATATAACGTATCTTCTGGTAAATCCATTGCCATAGCTCCAACCACAGCACGTCTATAATCACCAAGCATTGTATAAATCGTATTTTCTACGCGTGGCGTGTTTGTGCGGACCGCAGTGCGCATAATATTCTTTAATTCATCGCCTTTTAGGCCACTATTTAGTCCAGATACCATCGCATTCTGCATTACGTTACTGATTTGTCTGGTAACACCTTCAATACCTTGGCGTTGGAGAGTCTGGAGAGCCACGAGTTGTACCTCGCTTGTACGCCCAAAACTCGGCAAATCAGCAAGAATATCCTCAGTTGTAGCCATGAAGGAGTTGATTGCGGTAGAGAAGCGAAGCTCCTCAATAAAATAGGTCGAAAAGTCAATTGCAGCGACAATTCCCAGTATTTCAGCTGTAGATAAGCCTTCCTCTTCAAGATTTTCAACATCTTGTTGAAATCCATTGATGGCATCCTCAATACTATTTTCATATGAACTAACTGTTTGGTCTATTGTTGGCATTTAAGATATTCAGTAGTCTGTTCTGTGGCGCAGGTTCTTCAGCTTCGGCTTGTTGAACCTCAAACCTAGCTCGATCATCTGGACTTGCGTCAGGATTATGGTAATCAAACCAATCCATTGGTGTACTAAGATTCCTGTCAAATCTCCAACTCCATAGCATAATCTCTGCTTCTGGAGTCAATGCATAGTTCGGTTCTAGGAAGTCAACACTATATTCATCACCTACGTTCACATTAGCTTCTATTTCAATAATTCTTTTGTCTACTTGATACCTGCGCTGTTCCCAAGGTCGCCATGTGTCTTCAGTCATTGCGCTGCGCTCGTCCATGTTCTCCATTTCGATGATGGATAAACTTGCTGCGCTTGGTGCGTTGCCTGAGTCATCTCTGGCGTATTTGGCGCGAATATGGTTGTTATTCAATGTGGTTTCTACTAAAAATCTAGTAGAGTCCACTATATCGTTCAAATTACCACCGCTTGAAGTTACGCCAAAGTTTGCCTGTTCTGGCAGGTATAATATCTTATCTGTGCCAATCGATATGCGTGATGGGTCATCAACACCGCTAATAAACTTGATTCCTAGGCAACCATATCTAATTGCAAGATTTAGCTCAAGTAATGCCACATTTACGGCAAGGTCAGTTTGAGCCACGTCCATTGCGTTGCCTACGTGGTAGTCGCGGATCGGTGGATAGCGATGGCAGAAGGTTACTGGTAACATGCCATATGGATTGATGTCATTTTCATTGACACTCATCACTTTGCCTTCCTCATCAACAAGGAAATGCCTTCCAGGCACACCATAGCGTTCCTCAGTCCATACTGCATACATCACTTCTGAACTACGTGCGTTGCCTTGGTTTTCAATTGGATACATAACACCAATTGGTTTATCTCTTGAGTCACCTGCCAAGAATAGTGGTGTAAAATGCGATAATATCTCATATTCAATCTTTTGATCTACTTCATTCCACTTGCTCCTAAATGCCATTGTACCAAGCAGGAATGTCAAACGCTCTAAGATTCTGCGCTGCGCATTGAGTCCATGTTTATCTATAATAGACAAATAGGATTCGCTGGTGCGCATGCGCGGTGGGCGTTTGTATGTCATCGAACGCAGACTACAGACACGTCTGGTGAGATTATTTTGTGGGATGACCGTCTGACGCAGAGTCTCTGGGCCAAAGTAATCGCTCACATAATGTTCTAGATTGATGCCTTCGTAGAAGTCCATCAAATAGTCACGTTCGCGAGTACGCTCATCCTCGATATATTTTAACTGTTCTTGTAATGCGCTAACTATCGCGCCTTCGGATTGATCTTGAATTGTAAGCATATCTACCTTTAAAAGAAATCGATGACACCAGCGTGTCGGTTTTTCATTGGAAATAAGTTAGTCAACAGAAAACGTAAAGCATCACATGCATGATCAAACTTACCATCTTTTTTTGGTTCATGGCGTAAGGTTTGATCTTCTCTATGTTCTGGATAGTGATAATTCTCATACGATTCTATACTTTTCTGGCATTTTGGATGAATAAAGAAGTGTGGTTCTCCATTTGCATCCTCAAACCATCTGCGCACATGAGATACTCCAGATACTACGTTTCTGGTTACTGCATCGCGTTTTACGCTGACGCGCAGGCCTTGGTTAGCAAATACCTGTATATCACTGATTCCTGACTGCAAATTTGTACCACTCCCCGCAGGATCGCCCCAGATACCAGTAAATTCGTAGCCAAGTGACTTAATCTTTGTCGCAAACTCCTCTGTGCGCGTGTTTTGCAGGCTGACCTCATCAATTTGATGCACATCAGCGAAATTCTTATCTTTATTATGTAACTGAACGATTACTGCATGCGCATGCCTGTATCCAAAGTCAATTCCAGCATATACTGGTTTGGATGGATCGTATTGTACGTCTTCTCGTATTTGTGTGGTCCTGTCTAAAGGAAACACCTTACCCGCATAGCTCTGGAACTCGCAGAGAATCTCCTGAAGATAGGTTTCTTTGGTCAGTGTGCGCTTTAATTCTTCGTGATCATCCTTAAAATATGGTGATAAGGTACTGGGAAAACGCCAAGATTCCCAATCTGGGTGTTCTTCGCTCTTTCCAAACTCGTATAACTTGTGTAAATAGTTGAATCCACGCGGAGTGGAGCAGAATAACGCCCATCCTTGTCTATCAGATAGCGTTGGCCGCAGGTACATCTCAAATGTGTTTCTAGGTATCAAAGCCATTTCATCGCATACCAGGTAGTCAATTCCTTCTCCAATCAATGAATCTGGCGCGTCCGCTGATTTTACTACTAGCTCGCTTTGTAAACCTGCGAGTTTCATGTAATACAGGTCACCAGATATTTCTTTTTTACTTTCCAGTGGCAGTTTCAGCTCTGTCATCACTACGCGTTTTACCTCACGCGCTATCTTATTAGCCAGTGAGTAGTTTGGACCTACAATCCAGCCACGCGTTCTGGGCGTTAGCAACCAAGGCAGGATTTCGTGCGCTGCCATAAAGGATTTTCCAGAGCGTCGCCCCATGAGACAGACGCGCCATCTAGATTTACTGTTATGAACTGCCAGCTGTTGTGGAGTCGGGTGATACCCCAAAAGACTCCAGAGCTTTTGCTTGTTCACTATTTGCTTTATCAATTGGATTGTCCTCGAACCCGCACTGCTGTAACACAGTTTGCAGGTTACCAGTCATGTCAACGGCTGTCTTATCACTCATACCAAGGTAGTTCTTAGCCATGAATATCTGCATTGCGATTGCGTTGTTTTCGATTGCAGATACCCACATGGCGCGTCTGAGCTTGAACTTCATCTCTTCGCGACCTGCTTCGTACTGTGGTTTGAAACTTTGACGTATGTGATTTTCACCTACCTCGAAGTATTTACCGATTTCTGCGTAGTTACATCCAAATGATGCAAGCATTCGTACTTTATCTTTATCTACTTTACTCTTCATCAATATTAGCCTGTTCGATGACATTCTTTATTTTATTAAGTGTTCTGCGCCAGTATTCCTTTACGCTGGACTCGGTGATGTCCATCTCCTTTGCTATGTCAACAAAGGCGTGTCCGAGTGTGCGCTGTTTGAATACGCGAAGTTCCTGTGGAGACATGAGATCATAAAACTTATGTGCGCTGAGTTGCAGGTTGCGCAGGTGTGGTTCGATGAGTCCGCTTCGGAATACTAGCATGTGGAGATGGTAGCGGTCTGCGCGGTCGATGGCGTGCAGCCACTTGTCTGTATTTTCATCAGTTAGATTAGACCAAACCTCTTCCATTATTTGAATTTACGCATAAGGTGTTGACAAAAACGAAAGTAAAAATTTTAAGACGCGGTAAGCGGCAATAATAAAATTTTGCCTTGGTGTACCCAAAAGTTATACATAATGTAAGTTATATGCAATTTTAAAACGGTGTCACATTCTGATATACTCAACAATATCAACACTTAACAATTCACGCGGGTTTTATGCGGTATGGTTTGCGCGGGTTTTGTGTCAATGTGGCAAAGTGCGCGCAGCTCTCTTTTTGTTTTGGTTAGATAGAGTTTTTTTATTTTTAATGCTGTTGACATATACAAGTATATTAGTATATTCCAGAGCGGCGTGAGAGACCGAAAGAAACACTAAACAATAAAAGAGAGAGTAAAATGACTGAATTATTACTTAAACTATTAGGAAAGCGCGAAGTGAAACGCATTCTTAATTTATGGATTAAAGACCAAATTAATGTATGCTTAGAACAAAATGCGCGCATTCAATTAGATAGTACCATATGGATGGAACATTATATTACAACTTCTAAAAAATTCAATGAATGCCCAGAGTATTTAATTGATGAACCTTTAGAAGTGGATGATCTTTTTAATTTTATTGGAGGAAAAATATAATGTCATTAATCAAACTACTAACCGCGCCGCATGGCAGCACTAAAACCAATAAGAGTATGAAATACGGTTTTGCGAATTTCATAATGTATTTATCACCATTTAAAAAAAGCGGCTGGAACACGTGCGCCGCGGCTACTAAAGGCTGTATAGCTTCATGTTTAGATGAAAGCGGCCGCGGTAATTGGACAGAAAAAAACGGTAAAAAAAATCCGATCCACGAAGCGCGATTAAAGCGCACGCAATTCTTTTTTAATGATCGCGGCGCGTTTCTTGAACAACTAGATAGAGAGATTAAAAACGGTATTAAATGGGCATTAAAACGCGATTTAAAACCCGTTTTTAGGTTAAATGGCACTAGCGATCTACGGTGGGAGAATTACGGTATAATTCAGAAATTTAATGATATTCAATTTTACGATTATACTAAACTATGGAACCGCCGCGATTTACCCGATAATTATCACTTAACATTTAGCCGCGCGGAATCTAACCAAAAAGAAACATTAAACGCCGTCGTTAACGGTTTAAATATTGCGGCCGTGTTTAGACATGAGTTGCCTAAAGAATATTTAGGATTAAAGGTAGTAAACGGCGATAAACACGATTTACGATTTATGGATCCTAAAAACGTTTGTATTGGTTTAATTGCTAAAGGAAAGGCTAAACATGACACAAGCGGTTTTGTACTTAACTAAACAACAAAAAAAGAGAGGTTAAACAATGTATACAGCATTTAAAACATGGATAACAGCAACCACGCAACTAAGTAAAAAATCAATAAATAATTATTGCGGCGGTCTTAACAAAATAACGCGCGATTTAATCGATGAAAATATGATTAATAATAGTTTGGATGAAATCGAGCAGGTTGAACAGGTTGAGCAGATCAAGGCAGAATATTTTGCAATTGCTAAATATAAAGAGCAAGACACGCGCGGGCGGAATATGTATAACGCAGCATTTAATAAATATATTTATTTTAGAAAAGAAACCGCGAAACTTTAAAAAACATGCTTAAAAAAG